GAGCCCGATCCTAGATGGGTATCCAGTATCTTATCTCCTTCCTTAGCGAACTTCTGAAGCTGCCATTTATAGAGCTCGATGGGCTTCTGCGTAGGATGGATCTTACCTCCTCTTCTGTTATCGAACTTGAATAGAGGAGCTGGCTTATTAAATGAAGTCCAGCCCATCTCCCATGCAGAGAAGTTCTCCCAAGGTTGCACCTTATCCCAAGCGATAACGCAGCGAGTAGGAGGGAGATCGAAGTAATTTCCACCCCATATAATCTGCTCTTTACTTACTCGGAATAGCTGCTCGAAGTACTCCGGAGGAGGTGCAGAATCCCATCTCTGGATCTTGGTATCTTGATTAAGGGCTCTATTCTTCAGTTTTCCCGATCCTTGGAAAGCAGAAGAAGTATCTACTCCATAAGGAGGATCTACGATAGCGAGATCATATTGGTTATCCTGCATCTCTCTCATAGCAGCTAGAGAGCATCCGAGATGGAGATTAATGTTAGGATTCTTACGCATCTTCCTTTCTCCATTGGTAGATAGAAAATAGAGTATGGGCTTCCTCATTTTCTCCGCAGTAGTAATCCTCGCAGGAGAGAGATACCACTCGGTTATCATCTATCCAGATCTCGCTCTGGGTTATAATATCGAGTACCATCTTCAGCAGGTTATCTAGATCGGGCTTCTTTGGCCTCCAAATTCTACCCTGCGGAAGTTCTCCTCTCATAAGGTGCAGATTCTTGGTTCTCGGATGGATAAAGCTAACTTGTATCCGCAGAATCCCATCGAGGGGAGCCCATTCCTCTCCCTTCGCTGCTAATAGATTCTTTACTTGTTCATCCTTGTAAGTTCTCGAAGTTTGAGCAGTGTATGCTCTTCCAGTCTTAGTAAAGCGAGGCCTCCCCATTGCTACGGGAGGGCCTTGCAAGATTCCTTGATATGCTAACTTCCACATTATACTTTCTCCATCTCAATCATCTTAGAGAGCTTCGTATACTTGGCTTTCCAATCATCCGGATAGACCATTTTACAGAATCGAACCAGAGCAGCTATAGAAGGAACCGTATCTCCTGCAATCCACTTGCTAACCGCGTTCTCTGTTACCTCGCAATACGAAGCAATATCTCCTAAAGAAAAATCGGAGGCCATAATAGAAGCCCTTAACGATCTAGAGAACTGGGGATCCTTGATAGCGCAATACTTAGCGCGAGCCCATCTAATAGCCTCTCCGGAACTCCATTCGAATACCTCACGCTTGAGAACTAGCCCATTAATCTTAACTGTAGCCTCCCATACCCAAGAGCAGTAGATAGGGCTCCAGATCTTACAGAGTTCTCCGATCTCTCTTACTCCAGTAACCATCGCAATATCATCTAATACGATAGGCTGGGGAGGGGTTCTGCGGTTGCTCATCTTGCGGAGCTGGGTTCTTCCATTGTCTTTAATGTAGGCTCTTCTGTACTTATTCATTTTGTTTCTCCTTTTTTGATTATGTTTTCTAAGATTTGATCTGCTAGCTTCTTAATGGTTATCGATAAGGAATGGATACTTTGCTCAATCTTTTCTTTCTGATTGAATAGCCTATCGATCTTCGCTTCATTCTCTTCTTCGCTATTGTCATAATCTATAATCTCTGTGATCGTAGACTTAAGAACGAAGTAAAGAGTATCTCTTGCTTGAGTAAGCTCCGTAAGGATTTCTCCCTCATCTAGTTTGTTAATCATTGTTAGAAGCTGCTGTTTAGTTTCTTCTGTCATCTTATACCCCCATCGCATAGCAGAGCAGAGCGTAAGCTGCTGGAATAGAAAAGAATGCTACGCTAACTAGAGCATAGGCTAGGATAGTATCTTGTTGTTCTTGGTTCATTGTTGTACCTCTGGTTAGATGGGGAGGAAGCCCTCCCCGGATTGATTGATTATTCTCCGAGAGTATCGTTATAGATACCTGGTATTACGATTACAGTTTTTAGTTTTCTTTCTAGCTCTTGTACTCGAATAATAAGAGCTCGCTCTTCCTTTGCTGTGAGTAAAGTTCTACCGCTTTCCTCATCTCTATCGAATACTTCTAAGATTCTAGTTACTTCTTTGTTAAGTTCGTATTCTGTATAGTCATTGTAAAACATTTTGTACCTCTTGTTTGTTATCCCTTATTGGATATACTTAACTATAACATAGTTTTCTATATTGTGTAAAGAAAAATGAAGTTTTTTGATATATTTTTGTGTTATACTGCTTCCGTATCGGAGGTAGCGATATGAAAACAACACAAGATAGATTAAGAGAAAGCGATCTGCTCTGGTTTCAATACGTAGTACCTACGCTCCGGGATAGGTTTCCGGGCTGCTGGGTTACAGAGATTGGAACCGATAGAGATATGAAATCTGGAATCGATTATACCTATACAGAGAATGGAAAGGAGCTAACAGTATCCGCTCGATTATGGAAGAGTAGACCCTGCAGGCACTTCGCTCTAAGATGGAAGAGAACCAAGTATCCAGAGATGGGCTTGGAGATTGATTCTCGATTGGCAGCTATACAGAATGGAGAGGAGATCTCCGATCTTACTATGGAAGGATTCCTCTATAACAATAGGCTCTGGATTGCGATTATCGATACTCGAAGGCTCTATACTGCGATAGATGGCCTGGTTCCTTTCATGAGTACTTTTTACGTAGAGAATGATGGACCAGAGGATCGAACCATATTCAAGAGAGCATCTTGGGATCTCTTCGATGATACGGAGATCGAGAGGCTTATCTTACCGCTACGAACCGAGCCTTAATCTCATCTACGATCTTAAAGATATGCTCGATCTTTGTTTCTAGCATCGTTACTTTCTTATCGAGATCGTTTATCTCCGATACCAGCTCCTTACGCATCGTATCTTCTCGAGCTTGCATATCCGAGATCACTTTATCATAGCGATCTCGCAGCTCCTTCTCTCTTTGATCTTGCTTCTCTTCTCTGGCATCTGCTCTATCTTTGAGTTCCTTATTCTGCATATACAGAAAGAGCCCGAAAGCAATATTAGCACCTCCGTTAAGCATCAAGTGTATAAGGTTCTCTTCCATTACAGACTCCAAGAGATTATCCCACTAGCAATAGCCCCAGCTATCACTCTAAGGGATTCCATTGTTAAAAGATCTCTATGAGTATCCATAAAGAGAGGCTCGCAACAAAGAGCGATAGGACTTTTAACTCCTCGTATACAGTAATGAGCGTTCTTAGTCCAATCATCTGGAGTACAAGGTTTAGGAAGGCATCTTACCAGACCAGGAAGATTAGCCTCTCTCAATTTATCGCATATAGCAGAAGCCAAAGAAGCACCACCTTCGCTTCCCATATGAAAGAAAGAAGCGTAATCTCCTCCTCCTGCATTTAGATGCAGAGCGAGATAAACTTGTTTCTCATTCTTAAAGCTCTTGGAATACTCGTTTACTCGATTGTGTCTTTCTGTGTAAGTTCCATCTCCAATAGGAAGAACCTTAACTCCATTCTCTAGCAGCTTCTCTTCTATCATCAGAGAAATATAACCAGTGTAAAGAGCCTCCATACCGAGCCCGAACGGCTCCGGAGGGTTCTCTACACTCGCTCCGCGAGAATGGATTCTATTTGCTTGTCCTGCGTGTTGTCTATCTATGAATACTATCATAATGCTACTATACTCCTATTTTACTAGAAAGATGGGAAAAGATTACTCTCTGATTGATACCAGAGGATTATCTTCGATATGGAGTACGTATCTCCAGCGATTATCGCTCCAGCTCTTACTCACGATCTGACACTTATGGTCTGTTAATCCGACCCTCTGCGAAGTGAGAGATACAATATCTCCGAGATCGAGGAATCCATACTTAGGAGCAGCTGAGATCTCGAGAGCGTAGTTTCCTAGAGCATGGGCTCTAATCTTATCCCTCGCTATTCTGATTGCTGTCTGGAGATCGTAAACGAAGGGAGTTTCTATAACCTTCTCTCGGATTCCGTACCGAGTATAAGAGATATAGGCTATCGGATCTCGATACCGCATAGGCTCATCTTCTTCCAGGAGAGGATCTATTGTGATCTGTGATCTATAGGCTCCAGTCATACCAGCATAAGCGAAGCGGATAGTAACCTTATTTATAATCTCCCCTTCCAGAGGAGTTAACGGAGAGATAATCTCTAGTTCTCCGCTCTCGAGGAGATGATGGGTAGGTATTATCTCTTGGGAGTACGTATAGAGATTGAGAGCGGCCTTAATCCCCTTCCCTCCACTGATTACCATAATCGGAAGGAGTTCCCAGATATTCTCCTTAATCCATTCGAGAGCAGATACATCTAGATCATTAACGAAGCCTCCGAACTTGTACCGGTCAAGAACTGGAGCCAATCCGCTCCAAGCTGCGTAATCGAATAATAGATCTGTTTTCTGCAGTACATAGAGAGAAAGATCTACCGCTCCTCCTAAAGCTTTATTCCCAGTAATGGAAGTTAATCCACCCTGCGAAAGTCCCCAGCTCGCGTAATACTCGAAAGCTATCTCTGGGCTCGATACTTGGAAATTATCGTACTGTACGTTAGTTCCTTCTGGGCTTCCCACTATCAGATAGAAGGGTACGTAAGCATGGATATAACCCTTCGAATCTATACCTACCTCTACTGGGTTCGTAAAGGAGCCTCCTTGCCCATCGAAGATTTTTATCAGAGAAGATCCTGCTCCTACTACTTGATGGTAAGCAACCTCGTAATATACAGTTAACCCGGTAATCGTTCCTCCTGCTTCATAGCAAGGAGTGCACCTTAGATCGGTATCGATCGTTATACTCCCAGCAGCCTCTCGAGGGCTCGTACCCAGTTCTCCGAATACGAAGGGAACTACCTTCGATCTACTCTTATCGAGTACTGGAATAAGATAGTTCTCCTCGAGGATTACATGCTCTTGCCCTAGCAGCTTCACCTCTCGAATGTTTATAGAGT